ATACCTGAATGGGGAACATTGAGACAAAAACAAAGAAACCAAGTAAAGTCTAAATTTTATTACATCTTTTGGGGTGTAGCAACAGCATCAGTTGTATTAGGACAACTATATGTTGGTTCTGGATATAGAATATTTGCTGGTTCATTAAATAGAATTTTTGATACTATTGAAATAGAAGTTGGTAGAGACTATAATGGGGATAGGTTTTATTAGTGAGACCTGAAACAAGAGAAGCAATGGAGATGTTATTCTGTGCGAAATGGAATGTTCCACAGGCAGCAAAACATTGTAATCTAACACGTAAGGAAATGATGATTACTTTTAATGAGTATTGTGCCTTACATGGACCAACTTATATTAAATTTGATAACGCAATTCAGTTGCATTTAAATTATGAGCAAGAAATCATTAAAGACACCACTTAGGTATCCTGGTGGTAAGTCCCGTGCTTGTACTAAGATGGGACAGTTCTTTCCAAACTTTAGTAAGTATAGAGAATTTCGTGAACCATTTCTTGGTGGAGGAAGTGTAGCACTTTATATCTCTAAGATGTATCCTGAATTAAGTATTTGGGTTAATGATTTATATGAACCTCTTGTAAACTTTTGGCAGAACATACAGGATGATGGCCAGAATCTTCAAGATATGATATGGAGTCTGAAGAATAAATATCCTGATAGAGATACCGCTAGGGAACTCTTTAACAACGCAAAAGAAAAGATTAACAATGAAGAATTATCCAGTAGAGAACGTGCAGCGTATTTTTATATTGTTAATAAGTGTAGCTTTTCTGGTCTCACTGAGTCGAGTTCTTTTTCAGCCCAAGCCAGTGAATCTAATTTCTCCTATAGAGGAATTGAAAAGATTACAGGATACCAACAAATAATTGAGAACTGGAAGATTACTAATGTATCTTATGAAGATCTTTTAACAGATTGGGATGGTGCATTTATATACTTAGATCCTCCTTATGATATTAAAGATAACCTTTATGGTAAGAAAGGTGATATGCATAAGAAGTTTGATCATGATAAGTTTGCAGAAGATTGTGATAGACATACTGCTCACATGATGGTATCATATAATTCTTCCCAGTTAGTCAAGGATCGTTTTAAGGAATGGACTGCTACTGAATTTAATCTTACTTACACAATGAGATCTGTTGGTGAATATATGTATGATCAACAACAAAGAAAAGAACTGCTTTTGTTGAATTATAATGTCTAGACTATGGAGGATATGGAAGTATGCGTTGGGTAGCTTCGCTGATGAAAGAACTAAACGATACGACAATCACGTTGTTTTGGTACGTTCTACTATTTTCTTTTCTTATCTCATTACTAATTGTTTTATTATTGCAGGGGTGATTCGACATTGGAATTAAAAGACTGGTTAAATTCTATTAATCAAACAAAGAAACATTTGATTGATGAAGATCCTTCATTGGAGAAAGAGTATTCTCCATATATTATTAATCGAATTTTCTCTGGACATCTTGATGCAATCATGTTTTCTAATGAGATGAATAGGTATCATTTCCTACCAAAAAAACTTCAATATGATTTTTATCTAAATACACTGAGAACTAAGAAGAGATTCTCTCCTTGGTTACGTAAAGATGAGATTAAAGATCTTGACTTGGTGAAACGTTATTATGGTTATAGTAACGAAAAAGCAAAACAGGCTCTAAGAATCCTAACAAAAGAACAACTTAATTTTATAAGATCTAAATTTGAAACTGGAGGAAGACGATGAGCGTGGTTCAAGAACCTGAAGTAAAGTGGGCACCCGAACAGATGGTAGAGGTGACACTAAACGAACCAGATGATTTCTTAAAGGTAAGAGAAACTCTCACAAGAATTGGTGTAGCATCAAGAAAGGAAAAGAAGATATATCAATCATGTCATATACTGCATAAGCAGGGAAGGTATTTCCTTGTTCACTTTAAAGAATTATTTGCACTTGATGGAAAACATGCTAACCTTACTTCTAACGACGTTCAGCGTAGGAACCGTATTGCTCAGTTGCTTGCTGATTGGGGATTGGTTGGTATCGTAGATGCTACTAAGATACAAGATATTGCACCTCTAAATCAAATTAAAGTATTAGCATATAGAGATAAAGGCGATTGGATACTAGAAACAAAGTATAATATAGGTAGCAAGAAGAAAAAAGTTGACGAATCCTAATAGTCTTTATAATGGTATTAATGAACGTCTTTTCTATACATTAGGAAAACGTCCTGACAGTGCTTCACTTCATGATTTTTATATGGCATTAAGTTATGCTGTAAGAGATCAGATGATGAATTACTGGTTGTCTATGGAACCACCTACTGGAAAGGAGGTGGCATATCTATCTGCAGAATTTTTAATTGGACCACAACTTGGAAATAATCTTATAAGTCTTGATATAAAGAAAGAGGCAGAAGAAGCATTAAAATCATTTGGATATACTTTAGATCAGATTTTAGATGTAGCAGAAGAACCTGGATTAGGTAATGGTGGTTTAGGAAGACTAGCAGCATGTTATATGGACTCTCTAGCAACCTTACAGGTACCTGCTACTGGTTATGGTATAAGATATAAGTATGGTATTTTTAAGCAGCAGATAAGGGATAATCAGCAGATAGAAGTTACTGATAATTGGTTACATGGAGAGTGGCCATGGGAACTTTGTCATCCAGACGAATCTGTATTAGTTGGATTTGGTGGTAAAGTAGAGAACTATGTTTCAGATAGAGGAAATTATAGAGTACGTTGGGTTCCTGACGAACAGGTCATTGCTGTTCCATATGACATCCTTCAATTAGGATATAAGGTTAATAACTGTAATAGAATAAGACTTTGGAGAGCAGATGCTACTGAAACATTTGATTTCTATGCATTCAATATAGGTGACTATATGGGATCAGTAGAGCAGAGTGTTTCTTCTGAAACTATTTCTAAGGTTTTATATCCTAATGATGGTACAGATGCAGGTAAAGTATTAAGATTAAAGCAACAACATTTCTTTGTGAGTGCATCTCTTCAAGATATGTTGAGAAGTTTAGATAAGCGTGGATATGAAATAGAAGACTTCCCACATCATTGGCAGGTTCAGTTAAATGATACTCACCCTGCTGTTGCTGTAGCAGAACTAATGAGACTCCTTGTTGATGAAAGGCATCTTGAATGGGAACAGGCATGGGAAATAGTAACTAAGTCTATTGCATATACAAATCATACATTAATGCCAGAGGCATTAGAGAAGTGGGATCTTAAATTATTTAAGACTCTTCTTCCAAGACACATGGAGATTATCTATGAGATTAATAGAAGGTTTTTACAGGTAGTTAGACTTCATTATCCTGGCGATGATAGTATGTTGCAGAAGATGTCTATTATAGATGAGAGAGGTAATAAGGCAGTTCGTATGGCACATCTTGCTACAGTAGGATCTCATCATGTGAATGGTGTTGCTGCATTACATTCTGAATTAGTTAAGACTCAGTTGATGCCAGAGTTCTATGATCTATGGCCACATAAGTTTACTAATGTTACTAATGGTGTTACTCCAAGAAGATGGATAGCATCTTCTAATCCAGGACTTACTGAAGTTCTTAATGATACTATTGGTACTGATTGGGTAACTAATATGGAGTTACTTAATAAGTTGGAGGATCATCAATATGATCCCATACTTAATGAGAAAATTGGAGAAACAAAGTTACTTGGTAAACATCATTTAGCAACGTATATTTTTGATAATCTAGGTATAGCTGTAGATCCTTCTAGTATGTTTGATGTGCAGGTTAAACGTATACATGAGTATAAGAGACAGCATTTGATGGCTCTTTGGATTATTGCACAGTATTTGAGAGTTAAAAATGGAGTTGATATTGTTCCTCGTACATTAATATTTGGTGGTAAAGCAGCACCAGGATATTATATGGCAAAGTTGATTGTTCAATTTATATGCCATATAGCAGAAGTGGTCAATACTGATCCTGATATGGATGGTAAGTTGCGTGTGATATTCTTACCAAACTATAGTGTTAAGTTAGGAGAGAAAGTATATCCTGCTGCTGACTTATCAGAACAGATCTCTACTGCTGGTAAAGAAGCATCTGGTACTGGTAATATGAAGTTCCAAATGAATGGTGCTCTTACTATTGGTACATTAGATGGTGCTAATGTAGAGATACGTGATCTTGTAGGAGAAGAAAACTTCTTCTTATTTGGTCATGATGAAAAGGGTATATCAGAATTATGGCAAAATGGATATGATCCTAAACATCATATAACTCCAGAACTTTGGGAAGTTATAAACCTTGTTAAAGGTGGGCATTTTAGTCAGGGAGATAAGGAGAAATTTAGACCTCTAATAGATAATTTACTTAATCATGATCCTTTCTGTGTGATGGCAGACTTCTCTGATTATTGTGATGCACAAGATCGTGTGAGTAGTGCGTGGAAGAATCGTGATGGGTGGAATAGAATGTCTCTGTTAAATACTGCTAGATCAGGATTCTTTTCTTCTGATAGATCAATTAGAGATTATTGTGAAAGAATATGGACAATTTAAATACACCTCCAACTTTAACTGACCAGATATTAATTAAAAAGAAATTTTTATCAGAACAACAATGTCAAATTATTATTGACGAGTATGAGAATTTGCCAGGTGAACCTACCAGAGAACATTGTCCCCATGCTTTTACTGGAGAAGATACTTGGTCAACCTTTACTATGAAAAATCCCACTACGGGTGGAGAAGCTTTTAAGTTAATTCATAATGCTGTTGAAAAAATGGTATGTGATTATCAGGACTATCTTGATACTTTTAATGCTTTTCATGTGATGAGAAGAGTATCATTAATGTATCCACATATGTATCGTATCATGAAATATGATACTGGTGCATGGATTCATCCCCATGTAGATCATGATCCAGAGGTTTATGGTAGTTGTACTATTAATTTAAATGATGAGTATACTGGAGGAGATTTTGCTTTTTGGGGTGGTAAGCATAAGGTAAAGTTGGAGAAAGGAGATGCGATGATATGGCCAGCAGATTATTACTGGGTACATGAGGTGGAAGAAATAATGTCTGGATTTAGGTATTCTGTTAATTGTTTTCTTAGAAGTACTCCATTAACATTATCTGAAGAAAATAAATTTGACGTATGGGTTCCTGATAATATGAAGAAATTTGTAGCTTGTGATGGAAACCGACCACTAGGATACAAGTAAACTATTATAATTAGTAGTGTACGCCTTCGGGGTACATAATTCACACTCGCTTTTAAAGGAGAACAATGACTAATTTAGCACAGTACCATTCTGCTAATCTTCCAGAACTAATGAAGATTATCAAACAAAATGGCATAGGTATGGATGATTACCTAGACAGATTTTTTAATGAACCCTCACAAACAACAAATTATCCACCTTACAATTTAATACAATTAAATAATCATGAATCGAAATTGGAAATCGCACTTGCAGGTTTCAAGAAGGATGAGCTCAAAGTCTATACGGAGTTTGGAAAGTTATATGTACAAGGCAAGAAAGAAGCAACAGAAGTCGATGGAACGTTTGTCCATAAAGGACTGGCCCAACGAAGCTTCGAGAGAGTTTGGACGGTCTCCGACGATACAAAGGTTGGATCCGTCGAGTTTGTTGATGGACTCCTCACCGTACAGTTGAACAAGATAGTTCCAGAGCATCATTCTAGAAAGGACTATATCTAAATAGAACTGAATATCGTTCGCCGCAGACAGAGGGGAAACTGGCACAATCCAGTTGACACCCCTCTTTTTTATTGGTATAATTAGTACAGATAAAGTTTTATTATGAGTGAAGACGCTAATCGAATTGCTTCAGCACTGGAAAGAATAGCTACTGCTCTTGAAAAAGGTGCTCATATAAACATCGATCATGGTCATATAGAGCATATAGATCATGTTGATGCTATTGATAATATTCAGCATGGAGATGTTGATGTTCACAACCATTCATTTTAATCATGCCTAAAGAAAAAGTACATGTTCCAGTAGTGGAACCAAAAACAACTTCATGTGTAGAATACATTGAACTCGGTAGGACTGTAACTCCTCAACCAGTATTCAGAAAGGATACTATTCGTGTTAGAGTATTGCAAAGAAGTTTGGGTAATCCAGCAGAAACTTTTGATACAGAAAAGCATTGGGAATATGATGTTCCATGGCCTGTTGAAGAAGTTAAGGTTGAGGAAGTAGTTGTAGAGAAGCAACCAGAAAAGAAAACTGTATTGGAAAAAGTAAAGAGGGTAATATTATAATGCCTGAACAAACAAAACTTAAGTTTTCCATCAGACAAGATGGATTAGTTTCAGAAGAAGTTTTCGGTACTGTCGGTAACGAATGTGAAAACTTAACTAAATCTATAGAAGAAAAACTTGGTGAAGTTACTTACATAGAACATAAACCAGAATACTATCAACAAGAAAATGTCACACTTCAGCACAATCAAGACCAAAATCAGGAACAAACCACAACTACTTGAAGCTTTAGAACTTCTACAATATGATGTTCAAGAGGATCAAGAGTTAGTTAATCCTATTAATCATCAGCATGAAAAGGTAAAGGTGGATGTTTCTATAGGGAATGATATTGGATTTCGTTTGAATAGTAATGGTGAATATGAATTGGTTGCTGATATTCAAACATGGAATCAGTCTATTCCACCAGAAAGACTAATTGAAAAAGTCACTCAACAGTATGCTAGAATGACAATTCACAATACTGTTAAGGAAATGGGATTCCAAGTAGAAGAAGAATGGGAGATGGATGATAATAGTATTGAATTAACAGTTACACGTTGGACTTAGATTATGACACTTAAAGTTGTGGTTTTACAATCACAGGAACAATTAATTTCAAATGTAAAGGAAATTGTATCAGAGGATAAAGTAGTTGCTTATTTACTTGATAATCCTCATAGATTGGATGTAAGTACTTTTACTGCGGAAACTTCTGTAGAAGTTACTTTATCACCTTGGATATTAGCATCTGCTGATAAGGAGATACCAGTTCCCAATCATCATGTGGTTGCTATAGTGGAACCTTTAGACTCAATTAAAGAAATGTATTTGGAGAAAACAAATGGAACAAGAAGTACAAACGATCAAACTGATAGTTCTGACGACGGGACAGAATCTGATAAGTGAAATTACAGAAATGGGTACTGCTGATATTGGGCAACCTGACTGTAAATTAACTAATCCTTATGTTCTAACTGGCGATAGGACACTTGAACAATTTTTAATAGGTGTCACAAGGGATGATGCTTTTATGATAGGATCTGATAAAATACTAACAATAGCAGAACCTACACCTACACTGCTTGAAAAATACTTGGATTTGACTAAGGAATGAGATTTTATACAAACGTTCAGATGGTTGGAGACAACTTCTTGGTACGTGGTTACGAAGATGGTAGACACTTCGCAACCCGTGAGAAGTTTTATCCAACCCTTTTTGTTGACTCAAAAAAGAAAACGAAGTATAAAACATTAGAGGGTGAATATGTAGAGGCGATTGAACCAGGTACTGTACGTGAAAGTAGGGACTTTATAAAGAGATATACTGACGTAGAGAATTTTAATATTTACGGTAATGAAAGATTTATCTATCAATACATTTCTGAGAAGTATCCAGAGAAGGAACTCAAGTTTGATATTGAGAAGATTAAATTGGTTACTCTTGATATTGAGGTTAAGTCCGAACAAGGATTCCCTGATGTAGAATCTGCTGCTGAAGAGATACTTCTTATATCAATACAGGATTATACTACCAAACAGATTAGAACTTGGGGTTTAGGTTCATTTAATAATAAACAAGATAATGTAACATATAAAGGGTTTAGAACAGAGTATGAACTTCTAAATGATTTTATTAATTGGTGGATGATAGAGGAGAATACTCCTGAAGTTATTACTGGTTGGAACAGTAAACTTTATGATATTCCATACATGTGTCGTAGGATTGAAAGAATCCTTGGTGAGAAATTAAAGAAACGTATGTCCCCTTGGGGATTGGTAACAGAAGATAGAACTGTTATCATGGGACGAGAGCATATTACATATGATATTGGTGGTGTATCACAGTTAGACTACTTAGACTTATATAAGAAGTTTACTTATAAGGCACAGGAATCTTATCGTTTGGATTATATTGCTAGTGTAGAACTTGGGCAGAAGAAATTAGATCACTCTGAGTTTGATACATTTAAAGATTTCTATACAAATGGTTGGCAGAAATTTGTAGAGTATAATATAATTGACGTGGAACTTGTTGACCGTTTGGAAAGCAAGATGAAGTTGATTGAACTCGCACTCACTATGGCATATGAAGCCAAGGTGAATTATGAGGATGTATTCTATCAGGTTCGTATGTGGGACACGATAATTTATAACTATTTAAAGAATAGGAATATAGTTATTCCTCCCAAGAACAGATCACAAAAAAGCGAAAAATACGCAGGTGCTTATGTCAAGGAACCGAAACCAGGAAAGTATGATTGGGTGGTTAGTTTTGACCTCAACAGTCTGTATCCTCATCTTATTATGCAATATAATATCAGTCCAGAGACCATCAGGGAGACTAGACATCCCAGTTCGAGCGTTGAAAGGATCTTAAACAAGGAGTGTGAGTTTGATGGAGATTATGCAGTTTGTGCGAATGGAGCTCAATACAGGAAAGATGTGCGAGGCTTCCTTCCTGAACTTATGGACAAGATGTACGGGGATAGAGTTATATTCAAGAAGAAGATGCTTCAGGCAAAGCAGCAGTATGAGAAGACACCCACGGAAGCATTGGAGAAGGAGATTGCTAGGTGTAACAATATCCAGATGGCGAAGAAGATATCCCTTAATAGTGCCTATGGTGCTATTGGCAACCAGTATTTTCGTTACTATAAACTAGCAAACGCAGAAGCGATTACTCTTTCTGGACAAGTATCAATCCGTTGGATTGAGAATAAAATGAACCAAAAGATCAATAAGATCTTAAAAACTGAGGAGGTTGATTATGTTATTGCTTCAGATACTGATTCCATCTATCTTAATTTGGGGCCTTTGGTTGAAGCTGTATACAAGGGCAGAGAGAAAACTAATGAGAGCGTTGTTGGGTTCCTTAACAAGGTGTGTGAAAATGAATTTGAGCCTTTTATTGAAGGTTCTTACCAAGAACTGGCCGACTACGTAGGTGCTTATGATCAGAAGATGTTCATGAAACGTGAGAACATTGCTGAACGTGGTATCTGGACTGCTAAGAAAAGATACATTCTGAATGTATGGGATAGTGAGGGTGTTCGATATGATGAACCTAAACTCAAAATGATGGGTATTGAGGCAGTTAAATCTTCTACACCAGCACCTTGTAGAGCAATGATTAAAGATGCTCTCAAGATAATGATGAATGGAACTGAGGAAGAAGTAATTAATTTTATTGATGACTCTCGTAAGAAATTTAAATCACTTCCACCAGAAGATATTGCGTTTCCACGTTCAGCATCTAATGTAGAAAAGTATAAAGCACATGCTACAATCTATGCGAAAGGAACTCCTATACATATACGTGGTGCATTGCTTTATAACCATTATGTTAAGCAGAAAAAATTAGATAATAAATATTCTGCTATCGGTAATGGTGAGAAGGTGAAGTTTCTGTATTTAAAGAAACCAAATATTATTCAAGAGAATGTTATTTCATTCATTCAAGACTTTCCTCACGAACTCGGTCTTGACAGATACATTGATTATGACTTACAATTTGACAAGAGTTTCGTGGAACCACTAAAAACTATATTGGATGCAATTGGTTGGAACGTGGAAAAAACTGTAAACCTAGAACTATTTTTCTCCTAATGGAATTACCTATCGATCAGAAAGATTTGAAAACAATCGTAAATGCTCTGGCATTGGGAGGTGATACTAGACTTTATCATCTTCTAAGAGGACATATTGTTACTGAAGAATTTCAAATGGATGGTAATGTAATAACAGGAGAATTTAAACCAGATGGTACTCAATTCTTCTCAGAGTCTGATGACTATCAATGTAAACAAGGAGCATGTGACATTTAAACTATGGATTTTTTGAAAGAAATTGTAAAAGAGATTGGTGACGAATACACCCAAGTCGCAGCAGACATCCAAGAAAACGAACGATTCATCGACACAGGTTCATACATCTTTAATGGATTGGTGTCGGGTTCCATTTTTGGTGGCGTATCTAGCAATCGCATTACTGCCATCGCTGGTGAAACCTCTACTGGTAAAACGTATTTTTCCCTTGCTGTTGTTAAGAACTTCTTGGATAGTAATCCTGATGGTTATTGTTTGTATTTTGATACTGAAGCAGCAGTCAATAAGGGATTACTTGAGTCTCGTGGGATTGACATGAACCGCCTTGTGGTGGTAAATGTTGTAACTATTGAAGAGTTTAGAAGTAAGGCACTTCGTGCTGTAGATATATACTTAAAAACATCTGAAGAAGAACGCAAACCGTGTATGTTTGTGTTAGACTCTTTGGGAATGCTTTCCACAGAGAAAGAGATAAGGGATGCATTAGATGATAAGCAGGTTAGGGACATGACCAAATCCCAACTTGTGAAAGGAGCATTTAGAATGCTTACCCTTAAACTTGGTCAAGCAAATATTCCACTTATAGTTACAAACCACACCTACGATGTCATTGGTTCCTATGTCCCTACTAAAGAAATGGGAGGAGGCTCTGGTCTCAAATATGCCGCAAGTACGATCATTTATCTTTCAAAGAAAAAGGAAAAGGATAAGACGGAAATTGTTGGTAACATTATTAAAGCTAAGACGGCAAAGTCGAGACTCTCTAAAGAAAATAAAGACGTAAGTATTCGTCTTTACTATGATGAAAGAGGATTAGATAGATACTACGGTCTTCTAGAATTAGGAGAACTTGGTGGCATGTGGAAAAATGTTGCTGGTCGTTATGAGATGAATGGTAAGAAGATATATGCGAAGGAAATATTAAAGAATCCCACAGAATACTTTACTGATGATATAATGAAACAGCTTGATGCTGTTGCGAATCAACAATTCTCTTATGGAACGAATTGAGACTACAATTCTCAGAAACCTAATTTATAATGAAGAATATTCTAGAAAGGTTATTCCTTTTATAAGACCAGAATATTTTGAGAACAGAACTGAAAAGGTAATCTTTGAAGAGGTAACTCAATTCATTGTAAAGTATGGTTCTTCAATTACGATTGAAGCACTTAATATTGAGACAGAAAATAGAACAGACTTAACAGAGTCTGAGATTGCAGAAGTTAGAGATATTAATAATTCTCTAACAAATGCTGCTGTAGAGAATCAGTGGTTAATAGATACTACTGAAAAGTGGTGTAGAGATAGAGCAATCTATCTTGCACTAATGGAATCTATTGCATTAGCAGATGGACAAGATGATACTAAAGGAAGGGATGCTATTCCTACTATTCTTTCAGATGCACTAGCAGTATCATTTGATAATCATATAGGACATGATTACTTACAAGACTACGAAGACAGATACGAATCTTATCATCGAAAAGAGGATAAGATCCCATTCGACTTGGAATTCTTCGACAAGATTACAAAGGGCGGCCTTCCAAATAAAACACTCAATATTGCTCTCGCTGGCACTGGTGTTGGTAAGTCTTTGTTTATGTGTCATGTCGCAAGCAGTGTGTTACTCCAAGGCAAGAACGTATTATACATCACGCTTGAGATGGCTGAGGAGAAAATTGCTGAAAGAATTGATGCTAATCTTCTAAACGTTAATATACAAGATATAACAGACTTACCTAGACCAATGTTTGATTCTAAGGTAGAGTCTCTTGCTAAAAAGACACAAGGAACTTTAATTATAAAAGAGTATCCTACTGCTTCTGCTCATTCAGGACATTTCAAAGCATTACTTAATGAGTTAGCATTGAAAAAATCATTTAAACCTGATATAATATTCATAGATTATTTGAATATATGTGCGTCCTCCAGATACAGAGCAGGAAGTAATGTCAACTCATATTCGTTTATCAAGGCGATTGCGGAAGAACTTAGGGGGTTGGCTGTCGAAACTAACTTACCGATTGTTAGTGCTACTCAAACTACTCGTTCTGGTTTCGGCTCTAGCGATGTTGACCTTACTGACACTTCGGAGTCCTTCGGACTCCCTGCTACTGCTGACCTTATGTTCGCTCTCATATCTACTGAGGAGTTGGAAGGATTAAATCAGATAATGGTTAAGCAGTTGAAGAATAGGTATAATGATCCTACTATCTTCAAGAGATTTGTTGTTGGTATTGATCGTGCTAAGATGAGATTGTATGATGTAGAACAATCTGCACAAGATAATATACTTGATAGTGGACAGGAAGAAGAATATGTTAATGAAGAAAAGAAACCTAAGAAATCTTTTGAAGGATTTAAATTCTCATAATGGAGACTTTTAATTTATTTCCAACTTTGGTGATGAAATTCTCTTCTGTGATTACAGAATCGGAAAGAATCAATATATTTAATACTCTAAAGGAAAGAGAGTGTTTTAGTCATCAAACTCTTCCTAATGGTGGAGTGTCATCTCATTTACTCTCTCATCAATCTAATATATTTGATGAATTTGGAATAGCAAATAAAATACAAGAACATCTTGATGTTTATTCAAGAACATTATCTATTCCTAATTTGAGGATTGATAATAGTTGGTTTAATATTCAACCTGTTGGTAGTAATTTGGAACAACATTCTCATCCTTGTAGTATAGCTTCAGCAGCATTGTATATTAATGTGGATCACAATAGTACACCATTAGTTTTTGAAAATCCAAATACGATTGCAGTTTTTAATAATTATCATAATTCTGTATCACAGTATAATTGTCAAGCACATTCATTCATACCAGAGAATGGTCAATTGATTATTTTTCCTAGTTGGTTAAAACATGGAAGTTTTGGTAATAAGAATAATACTGATGCTAGAATGGTTATTAGTTTTAATACCAATTATTATATTGACAATCAAATTCAAATACCTTATAATAGTAGAAAGTGAAATTAAGTAATGACCGTTTATCCTTTTTATAGAGTCTTCGATGAAAACGGTGAGCAGTATTGTGACTGTGGATGGGAGAAACATGCACAAGAACTTATCATTCTTAATCAGACATGTTCTCTTGAATCTGATAGGAAGAACCTAACATATAAAAGAATAGATGCTCCTAAACCAATAGATCCAGAAACAGTTGATGTTGGTGTAATTCCTACTGAGGAATTACCTGGACAACAGGGATTACCTTCAGCAGTAGAAAGATTACATGCTGATTTGAGAACCGAACATGAAATTGGGTTACCCCAAAGCGATACCATTGAATTTTAATTAATGACTAAACAAGTAGATACACAAAAATATACTGAGTTTGTAGACGCAGTAACATCTAAAGAATCAAATGATTATATTGCATTTAATTCTAGATGCTTTGAGATACAGAAAGATCCTGATGGAATACCTGTTCATCGTCTTTTGACTGCTGCTCTTGGTATATGTGCAGAAGGTGGTGAGTTTACTGAAGTAGTAAAGAAGATTGTATTTCAGGGTAAACCAGTTAATGAAGATAATATCTTTCATATGAAGAGAGAACTTGGAGATATTATGTGGTATGTTGCTCAGGCATGTATGGCACTTGATACAGACTTCAATGAGATTATTGAAATGAATGTAGAGAAGTTAAAGGCAAGATATCCTGGTGGAGAGTTTGATGTTCATTACTCAGAAAACAGAAAGGAAGGTGATGTGTAATGCATGATTCTTCTAAATTACTAACTGGGTTAAAGTTCAAGCAGACTTTAAGATATGGTGAGAATCCACAGCAACAAGCAACTTGGTGTGTTTATCCAGAGCATGGTTTATCATCAGCAAAACAATTACAAGGTAAGGAATTAAGTTATAATAATCTTATAGATTTAGATGCAGCAGTATCAACAGTAAAGGAATTTCCTGATGAACCTGCTGCTGTTGTAATTAAGCATACAAATCCTTGTGGTGTTGCTATAGCACAAACTATAGATTTGGCACTTCGTAGAGCATTAGATTCTGATAGGATAAGTTGCTTTGGTGGCATCATTGCACTTAATAGAGAAGTAGATGCTTATTGTGCTAGAGAAATAGTTAGTGCTTTTTATGAGTGTATTGTTGCTCCTTCATTTAGTGAAGATGCTATAAAAATACTTTCCGATAAGAAGAACTTAAGATTACTTGAGTTGGATATTGATAATATTCAATTAAAACCATATAATGTTAGGAGTATTCTTGGTGGAGTATTGGTACAAGAAAAGGATAATGAACCAGCTAACATTGATGAGTGGAAAGTTGTAACTGATAGACAACCAACAATTCAAGAAAGAATTGATCTTACTTTTGCATGGAAGGTTTGTCGTCATGTTCGTTCTAATGCTATTCTAGTTGCTAGTGATGGTGCTACATTAGGTGTAGGTGCAGGACAAATGAATCGTGTTGGTTCGGCAAAGATTGCTTTAAATGCATATACTCAAGTTAGTGGTGCTGCATTAGCAAGTGATGGATTCTTCCCATTCGGTGATACTGTAAGACTAGCATATGATTATGGTATTAAAGCAGTCATTCAACCAGGTGGAAGTATTAAAGATCAAGAATCTATTGATGCTTGTAATGAGTTGAATATGACTATGATATTTACAGGTAGAAGACATTTCTTACATTAATGGATTATAAAGTTCACAAATCTGAATTGATAATTAAACATCAATCAGATTTTATAGATCTTATTAATACATCTTATGATCTTCATCAAAGAATATTTAATGAAGATTCTACTTGGTCTTATTACAAATATAATTTTTTTTCATTATCTGCACCATCATTATTATCTTACAAATTATTTGTTGAACTCAAAAATCTTATCAATGAGTATATTCCGAACGATGATGTAAAATGGATGCAGTGTTGGATGAATTATCACTATCCAGATCAAGTATTAGAATGGCATAACCATTATTGGGACTATCATGGATATATAAGCATAGATCCAAAGAAAACCAGGACTGTTTTTTCTGATTATGAAATTAAAAATGAGGTTGGTAATATTTACATCGGTCCTGGATATAGAGAACATAAAGTCGTTGTTGATGAGGACTTTAATACTCCGAGAATTACTTTAGGATTTGATATATCACTTGAATTAGAAGATCCTAAATTTTTTAGAGATACCAGAACAATTGATATGTTATCTTTAATTCCAATTACACAATAAAAAGAAAAATTATGTATTACGCATTATTAAGTGTTTCAGATAAAACAGGTATTGTAGATTTTGCAGAAGGACTAGTTCGTGCAGGATATACTATTATTTCTAGTGGTGGAACTCATGCCGTTCTTCAAGCAGAAGGTATCCCTGTAATGAAGGTATCTGAGTATACTGGTTCTCCAGAGATTTTGAATGGAAGAGTTAAGACATTACATCCAAAGATTCATGGTGGTATTCTTGCTCAACGTGGTAATCCTAAACATGATTTAGATCGTAATGCAAATGGTATAGAACTTATTGATATTGTTGCAGTAAATTTATATCCATTCAAAGAAACAGTTGCTAAACCAGATGTAACTCTTGAAGATGCGATTGAGAATATTGATATTGGTGGTCCTAGTATGGTCAGATCAGCAGCAAAGAATTATAAGGATGTTGCTATATTAACTAATCCAGGACAGTATGGTATTTACTTAGATTCAATCAAAGGTAATATATCAATTAAACCTGAGACTTTAAGAGAACAATTTATGAAAGAAGCATTCAAACATACTGCAGAGTATGATGCTGCTATTAGTGCATGGATGGAAAACAATGTCTGATTTTGAACCTCTTGATTTTAAGAAAGAAGGTATTGTATTAGATTACAAAACTGCTGGTGTTGATATAGATGCTGGCAATAAGTTTGTAGAAGATTTAAAACAAAAAGTTCCAGCCCTTGGTGGGTTTGGTGGTATGTTTAAGGTTCCCGTAGGATACGAGGAACCTGTTTTGGTTTCTGGAACTGATGGTGTAGGAACTAAGATTGATATTGCACAAGCTGCTAATGACTATACAACTATAGGAATTGATTTGGTTGCTATGTGTGTCAATGACATAATCACTTGTGGTGCTAAACCATTATACTTCTTAGACTATGTTTCTACTAAGAAGATAGATGGAAATGTTGCTGATATTATGGTAGGTATTCTTAAGGGATGTGAGATTGCAGAAATGAATCTCTTAGGTGGTGAGACAGCAGAACATCCAAGTTTTCAAAACAAGATTGATCTTGCTGGATTTTGTACTGGTATAGTAGAGCAGAAAGAAATTATAGATGGTAAGAGTATTAAACCAAGTGACAGAATTATTGGATTAGCAAGTAGTGGACTCCATAGTAATGGATATAGTATTGTTAATTATCTGGCACGTAGACTTAAACTAAACTATTGTAATTATCCTGAGTTACTTACACCAACTACAATCTATGCACCTGTAGTTAAAAAAGTATTGAAGGAAGGAGATTGGGTATATGGTATGGCACATATTACAGGTGGTGGTATTCCAGAGAACTTACCACGTTGTTTACCTAAAGGATTGAAAGCACATGTAGATTGGAATGCATGGAGTGTGCCAGAGATCTTCTTAGAGATCCAACGTCAGGGCAATATGGATGAGTTAGAAATGAGAAGAGTATTTAATCTTGGTATTGGATATTGTATGATAGTTCCTGCTAATCGTGTAGAACTTACTATGGATATTATTAAGACTGAAGGTATAGATTGTTGGGAAATTGGTGAAGTATATGCTATATAAGATAGAATAAAATGATACAATGAGAGATCAACTAATCAAAGCACTATTAGCACATGCACAAGGAGACATCCAGAAACATGTAGCAAACGTAGAAGTATATTTAACTAATCCTGCTGGTATTGGTGAGCACTCTAATATTGTAGAGGCAATTGAAGAAGAGATTAATATGATTGCCAAGTATCAGGATCAGATAGATGTTATTAATAAGTACTTTAAAAAGTGAATGATAGGATATTTGGGATTCCTTTTTTTACATGTAAGATTGATCCTAAAAAATATGATAAAGAAAAAATAGTTAGTGATATTGAATCTAATTATTTAAAAAATCCTGATAGGGTTGAGTGGGCTGCTCAAGAGTCTACTCAACTTATGTCATATAATAATGATTGGAATAATGATGATATTAAATTAGATTTTACTAGTCTTAAAAAAGTATATCAAGATATAATTCCTCAATGTCTGAATGAATTTAATTTACAACATCCATACAGATGGACATTTTCATTTGCTAGTTACACTTGTATGAATGAAGGTGGTTATATGAGACCACATAATCATCCTGATTTGGATTTTGTTGCAGTTCATTATTTAAAGTTTGATCCAGAGATCCATACATCAACTAGATGTATAAATGAAAACCCGTGGGCAAACTATACAACTTATTTGAGACCAGAATTGATAGATATTTTAGGTGGTAATATAAGTAATTCTTGGGCAAGTAGTGATTGGTTTTTACCTACAGAAGAAGATACCTTGTGTATAACTCCTGGTTTTTTATATCATGAAGTACCGCCTCAACAGAAATCTGATAAATTAAGAATGACTTTAGTTACTGCTATCAGACTATCTAAATAAATATTTAAAAAGTATATAATAAATGGCTTTATATTCAGCATTAGGATGGAAAGATTTTAAGTCTGGAAAACCTGTCGAAAGAGTAGAAACTTTTTTAGATAAGTTTGATGGTAAAGAAAATTTTATTTTACTTGATGGAAAGACTGCAAAGATTACTAAAATAAAAGTTGGTACTACATCTTATCCGCCTGGAAGTTCTGAATTAAGATCTTCTTGGATGAGTCAACCTACAACAGTGGGTACTGTTAAGTTTTCTGTTAAAGGAAAGGGTGAATTAACGTGGGGTAAATTTGCTAAGACTTCTGAATTTGGAGGTAAGGGTGCTGTAGCAAAAACTGGAAAAGTAGCAACTGGTGGTGTAATAACAGAAGTACTTAGTGAAGTTGGATTTTGTTTTTATTACGCCATGCTTGTTAATGGACATTTAGATACTTATACTCCTGAAGTATGGAAGCAAGTAAAGAATGCTGCTGGATTTAAGATGTTATGTAAACAATATACTGGAGTAAGTACAATGCTTACTTACGAATTTAATGATGTTAAAGCATTAGATTCTCAACTTTCAAAGATGTATTCTTTTTTAACTAATGAAAAATGGAATGATGTATTAATAGCACAAACAAAAGCATTTAAGGACAAATTTAATAATGTAGGAAAAAGTTATTTTTTAGCTAGACCAAGTGCTTTACCAGATAACATTAATCCATATACACCATATTCAAATCTTGCAACTTCATTAAAGGAAATGATGGGACTGTCAAGAAAGATTGATCCTAATAAATGGAATCCAGCTGACTTTTGGATTTTTAGTAATACTGGATTGAGGTTAGTTAAACAGTGGGTTACTAAATCTAGAAGATTTAAAGCTGTTAGATCTGAAACATATACTTCAAGTTATATGAATTTGGTTAATAAGCAACTTTTAAAATTGTATAAGGCAGGAGATGTTTATCCAGTATCATTGAAAAAGAGTGGATTATCTCCAAGAATAATAGAAGTTAATAGTACTAATGTTGAAATTGAACAAACTGTTGAATATGATAAAGTTGTACTATCTGCAACTAACCAAGATGTTCAAATATTCTATAAGTTAAAAACTTTTGATAATAATAAACTTGTTTCTGATAAATCAATGTATGCAAAAATGAAGACATTAGCAGGTGGATTTAGACTTGAATTGTATCAAAAAGATAAAGATGCTGAAGCAAGACATGGATCTATTGGTGTTGGGATACAATCTTTTATAATAAAAAATACTGATGATAGTGGAATACAACAAGTAGAAGGTATTAGAGATGAATATCCAGAATTAAAAGGTATTGTTCCTCTTAGAAATTCTATGCAATGGTTGGGAACTAACAAATATATAAAGATGGGATTGCAGGCTGAACAATTACTTCCATATTTAAATAAAATGATGGAAACTGTAAATGGTGTAGGAGAACATTCACAATTTAAAATAGATATTTCAGATACAGATGCAAAAAAAGCAGAAAAAATTGCTACTAAAACAGGAGCATCTGAACTTGCTATTGCAGTTACAAAAATTTTAAATAAACATGCAAGAGATATTACAATAGAGAATCTTCATTTAGCTGCTGGTTCTGCTGGAGTTCAAGTTGGTGCTAGTCCTCAACAAGTTAAATCTAGATTTAAATTTCTTGGTATGAAGGAAGATGATATAATATCATTACGTGAAGATACTAAAGCGTTTGATGCATTATTAGAAGCTGGGTTCCATTTAAAAATACTATGAATAAAGAACTAAAGCAACTACTTAAAAACTTTGAGTCTAATTCAACAGGCAAGGAAAGGTTCTCTGATTTTATTAGATATTGTTACTATGCCTTTGAGGATAGAGTCAATTCTAAGAAAAATGGAAAGGGTATAAATAAATATGATATAATGAGACAACATCTCATCAACTATCTTATTGCAAACGAAAGAGCGATAACATTAGAATTATCAAAATGAAATCATTTTTAAATTTTATATCCGAAGCAACTGTAACTGCTGGTGGATCCAAAGCAGTTCAACAAGCCACCCGTATGGGATTGGTTGGTGATGGACATGGAGGATGGTATAAGAATGGAGAGTTTGTAGCAAAGACAGAGAAAGGACAATTAAAGTTTTATAATAAGAGACAGAGAGTAGGACAGCAAGATCCTGCACAGACAGAAAAAGAAAAGAGATTATCGCATACAACATCTGCAAAGGATGAAAGTCCTGCACAGATTATGCAGCAGAGACGTAATAATGATGATTTAGCAGGTGCACCTAATCAGAAACCAGTTCCTCAACAAGAACCAAAAGCTGAGGATGAAGCACAGTTTGATGGACCACCTGAAGTTGAGAAAACAAAAGGAACTCTTACTGTTGCATTTGGTAGATTTAATCCACCAACAACAGGACATGAAAAACTTTTAGATACTGTTTCTACATCTTCTGATGATGGTGATTATGTTATTGTACCTTCACGTAGTCAGGATAAGAAAAAGAATCCATTAGATGCTGATAGTAAAGTTGAAGTCATGAAGCAAATGTTCCCTAAGCATAGTGGGAAGATTGTAAATGATCCTGCCAATAGAACTATCTTTGATGTATTGAAGAAAGCACATAATGATGGATATGCGAACGTAAGAATTGTAGGTGGTGCTGATAGGCAAAAAGAATTTGATAAATTGATTAACTCTTATAATGGTAAGATGTATCAGTTTGATAAAGTAGAAGTTCGTTCTGCTGGTGATAGAGATCCTGATGGTGATGGATTAGAAGGAATGTCTGCATCGAAACAGAGAAAGTATGCAGCAGACAATGATTTTAATGGTTTCTTACAAGGTGTTCCAACTGCTATGAATAGGCAGATGGCAAAACAACTCTTCTCAAATATCCGTAAAGGAATGAAGATTGAAGAAGGTTGGAACCTTTGGGAGATCGCACCTAAGTTTGATTGGAAAAATCTTCGTGAGAATTATGTTAATAAAAAGATATTTAATATAGGAGAGACAGTTGAAAATCTTAATAATGGATTAGTTGGTAGAATTATTCGCCGTGGTACAAGTTATTTGATTTGTGTTACTGAAGATAGAATTATGTTTAAGTCTTGGTTGAAAGATGTAACAGAAGCAGTAACAAATAGTAATGCACCATCTGGTGTTCCTGCAAGTCAAAGGTTGGTTGGAACTGATGCTCATAGAAAGTATACAGAGACACTACTTCCTGGATCATCGTGGGGAAAACAATTCATAAATAAATACAGGAAAAAGAGTAAGTAATTTATCTTCAATGGAAAATACTGAGAAATCTGCTGCACCTGCAGCTACAGGTGCTGGTGGAGCGAAAGACAAAGTTGAAAAACAGGCAAGACAACTTGCTTACGATGTAAGATATAAAGTTCGTCAATCTCTTAAAGCACAAGCAGGTGGTAAGTCAGATCCTGCTGCTGTAAGAAAAGCATACATGGGTCAACTTGCTAAATCACCTTCTAACCCTGCAGTAAAAACAAGAGCAAAGCAAATGCTCATGGGTGAAGGATATATTGATGTTGATAGTCTTGTAGCACAAGGTGCTGCATCTGCAATGTATAAGGTATTTGTTGAGCATCATGAGAAAGATGCTGATGGTAATGTAATTCCACATGAAGAAATAAACGAAGATGAAGTAAAGGAAAAGACATATAAGGTAAGAGTTACAGATAAAGAGACTGGTAATTCATATGTAAGGAATGCAACCCGTGCAAAGATTGCTGAACTTCGTAACAATCCAAACATTTCATCTGTTGAGATGACTGAGTATGGTGAAGTTACTAAGTCTGAAAAGCATAAGGGTTCACAAACTGCATCAGTAAAAGCAGGTAAAGGTGTAGATTATGATGGTGATGGTAAGAAAGAATCATCCAGTAAGGAACATGCTGGTGTAGTTCATAATGCTATCCAACGTAAGAAAGGTGGAACTCCTGATGGTAAAGATACTAGAAAGGAAGATTACACTTGGAAAGATGCTTTTGGTGAGTTGATTGAAAAAACTAAGGTTAAGAAAGAAGAAACCGAAGATAAAAAAATCACTGGAGAAGGTGTTAACAATGCTAAGTTGATTAAAGTTTTCCCTGATGACATCAAGGAAGATGCAAAGTATGGATATGATAAAGATGGCAAGTCTTTAAATCCAGCAGATCAGGAAGAGGAAGAACGTGAAGATGATGAGTTATTTGGTTCTCCAAAATCTAAGAAAAAGAAAAAATCTAAAGATGTGAAAGAAGGTGCTGTTAAAAAAGAAGTAGAAGATCTACAAACAGCAGCTGAAACTGGTAAAGGTAAGTATGTTGCTAAAGCAGATGCACAATCTGACGTTGGTGGTACTCCTGCTTCTAAGCAAGATGAAGTTGAAGATCCAAGATCAATGTACACTAAGTGGAATCTTGTAAAGAATAGATTAAGAGCAATGGGACTTAAGATGTCTCAAGAACTTGAAGGTGAAACTATTGAGGAGAGTGAGAAACTCGCTCAAAAGGCATATGATAGAGCACAAAAATTAGGTGCTAAGAGAAGAGCAAAGCAAGGTGTTAACCGTGGTGTAGGTAAGAGTGAGAGAGCTGGGTATAACTTAGCACAATCACAGAGAAGTCGTAACGCATCTGCAGAAACACAAGGTGGTAATCAAACAGGTGGTGGTTCTAAGTCATTTGGATATGCTAAGAACAAGAGTAATCCTGTAAAGTCTAAGAGAACTGGTGATACTGGTGCGTTAGGACATTACAAGAAGAGAGATGAAAAAACTTCTGTTGGTAAGAAGGGTGGAAAACTTAAGACTCCTAAGTACAAGTTAAGTTCTGGTGAGAGACTGGATCATCATAGTACTCAGAGAGATAATCTAAAAGATCCTAAGAAGAATCCTAAGCATACTGCTAATGTAAAGAGTGAATCAGTTCAATCTGCATTAGATTCTTTGAACACTTACTATACCAAGAATGAAAAACTTCATGGTTCTATAGTTCAAAAAGAAGATGCTGCACTCGATTTTGTAAAAAAAAAGATTGAACGAGAGCATGGAAAGGGTGCATACGTAAGTAAGGACAACCCTAGAAAACCACAAAGTGCTGCTGAAAAGGCAAAGGTTGCTGCTCATAAAGCAAAACTTGCCAAGCAAGATCATAGAGATCCAACCGAAAAGGCATCAGATGGTAGATATTCTGATAGGTATTCTAATCGTGGGAGTGACTAATGCCAGCAGTATCTAAAAAACAGCAGAGATTCTTTGGTATGGTACGTGCTGCACAGAAGGGAGAAGGTGCTTCTTCTCCTGAAGTAGCAAAGGTTGCTGATGAAATCAGTAATAAAGATGCTAAGAAATATGCTAAGACAAAACACAAAGGACTACCTGAAGTGAAAGAAAGTGTATTAGATGTTGTACGTAAGTACGCTAAAAAGAAAAAAGATAAGAAACCACAGAAAGCAATGGATGCTGGTGCCAGAGCTAAAAGGTTGTTACAAAGGAAAGAATATGCTTCTAAGGTATCTGGAAGCACGGATAATGTACCAGATGATTTAAGAGATTCTTTACAAATACTAAAACGTTTGATAAAATAGAATCAGGTATTATGAGTTTAATGTTAAATGATTTAGGTGTTGATCCTTATGAGTGGTTTGATAATCCATTAGATAAAATGCCTATTGCTAAGGATGAACCAATAGAGTATGATAATAAGTATGCACCACCAGAAAAATTAGCGGAGTTAGAATCTATGCAAATTATCGAATCTAATCCAAGACCTGAGGAGGAAGTTGCTAATGATTGGTTTGTTGAAACTCCTGAGATAAAGGAAGAAACCCCACATCACATAGCATATGATATTGCTACTTCAAAGTATAATCCATTTGCTGTTGGAGGTTCAGAAAGCATTCATGATTTTGAGGGAGGTTCTGAAAAAATTCAGTCTATATAATACAGTTATAATTTAACAGTATGTCAGACTTAGGACTTGATGCTTCACAGGAGACCAGATTGGCAGTGATGCAGTTGAAAATAGAGAGATTGGAAGAGAAGCAAGAAGATTTGCGTGATAGATTAAAGGTTGTAGAGAAGTGGGTTATCGGTGCAGCTGCAGTGCTTGCAGCAGGTACTACGGTCATAGGATTTGCCACTAATATATCTAAAGCCTATCTCTAAGTAGGTGGCGTTATAAATATTTGAAGAAAAAGATTTACGATAGGAAAAACAATGGCTCTTTGGGGAAAGGATGACAACCTAGAAACACATCCATTAACTCAAACTGTATCACTAGCAACCACTAATTTTACAACTAGAATAATTACTGGAGCAGGTACATCGTTTGGAACAACTGGGTTCGGTGTTGTAGGTGACATAATTAGATTTGGTATTAGAAAATCTAGAGGTGGTGGTAATACTGGTGTATACTATGGTGATGCTATCATTGAAGAAGTTATTAGTGCTACTCAGGTTAAGATAGCAAGTACTGAGAGTTTAGCAGGATCTGAAGCTAACGGAGCAAACGTTAACGTTGCTTCTACTAGTTTCTATTTAAGTGAATTACCAAAACAAACAACTTGGGATCATGAGTTTAGTGATACAAGAGACAATACAGGATCTTACAAAGCATATAAGAATAAAGAAGCTACTGCAGCTACTATCGTAGGTGGTGATATACTTGGTATAGATAAGTATCACACATTAAAACTTCAGATTGATAAAACTCATCCTGACGTTCTAGTAAATGGTGTTAATGAAATAAGAGTCGCTGGATTAGGAACTGGTGTTGTTGATGCTGCTACTGGATCTACTGTTGGATTCTCAACTTTATTTGTTGCTGCAGTCCCAGATGCTATTAAAGTAGGTCAAAGTGTAGGTAATCTCAATGCTGCTGGTCAGAAAATTAAGATTACATCAATAGCAGGAACCACGATTGGTCTTGGTGATACAATTGCTACTAAGATTGAAGCTGGTGAAGCTATCGTATTCCATAGTCCACATATTGTAAGTCTTGCTTCTACCATCGGTACAGCAGTTGCTTCTGGTGATGTATTACACTTTAATAGATTCTCAGGTGGATACGACAGACTTGTTTATGGTATCTCACCTACAACTGTTGGACACTATGAAAGTAGTAGTGGTAAGTACAGACTTGAAAATGCTGGTTGGGTAGGTGTTACAACTTACATTGACTGTCATGGAGAATTCCGAGTTAAGAAAGAAACTCTAGTTGCTATCGGTGGCAATGTTGGTATTACTACTGGCGATTACGGAATCAAATATCCTACTCCTGCAGCAAATTGATATAATATGAAATGAAATTTAATGAATTGAATGAGCATAATTATATGCTCTTTGCTATAAAATTCTATGACAATCCTCAAGCATTAACTAAAGATGATTTTGAGGATGATTTAAAAAGAATCAAGTATGTTAAAAGACTCCTTAAAAGGTATAAAAATACTGGAGTCTTAAGAACAGATTTAATTCTAAATCATCTTACCGTCTTGTTTAATGTATTTGAGGAAGCTGCTATTCCTTTACTGTTTTATAACTTAGAGGAAGATCTTTGGCCATCTATTAAAAGTTTTTTAGTATTTTTAAATAGAATACCTGAATACCCTAAGAGCCATATTCATGGTATTCCTGAAGATGAATACTGTATTAAGGAGTTAAACTCAGTTTAATGGATATAAGTAGAGTTATTTCTATTGTTCGTACACTTAAGGAGCAACCAACAAACTCTGCTGGTGAAAATGGATTCAGTAATGATGCCAATGCTGCTGGTCCAGTTGCAGGAATTGATAAGAGACTTTTCCCTGCAGCAATTGATGATTTAAGTCAAGATTACCAATCTCCAGGTCAGACAGGAATGGCTGTATGGAGATTTTCTAATGTTTATCCCGTTGAAAAATTAGGTGATGGGGGTGTTGATAGTATGGTAGATGCATCTAAGGAGTATATGAAAATGTCAGACAATTCCAATTCAGATAATTTAAGTAGTTCTCGTTTAGATACGATCATTGATATGATTAGAGGACTTAAAGAAGAGATGACTACTGGAAGTACTCCTGGTACTGCTGGATTTAGTAGTAAGGCACCTGCAAAAGGTCCAACTGCTGGTTATGATAAAGTATTAGAAAAGAAAAAAAGAAAACCAACACCAGTAGGTAGATATGGATCACGTAAACTGTGGTTACAAGATTTAAAGAAGAATGGAAAATAATACTCCACTGTTAGAAAGATTAGAACGTGTAATAGATACTCTTAGTGATAACTCAATCAAGATGGGACAGATGCTTGCTGTCCATGATGAGAAACTAGACAAGCAGGATAGAATAGATGCGGTATTATTCGAGAAAATTGAATCGCTTCATAGAGAAGTCAATCGTTCGACTAAAGAAATTAAGGAGGGATGTGAGAGAGATATTCGCCTTGTAGATAATAGACTCCGTGTAATGGAGAAGAAGATGTGGAGTATATTTGGTGCGTTAAGTATAATAAGTTTCGTTGTAAGTCCCATTGGACAAAGAATTGTTGGTGCAGCATTGACACCAGATCAACAAACAAGTATAATACCTCAAGAGATTACTCTTGTGAATGGATCTAGTTGATTCAAAATATATTGGACTAGTATCCTCTAGACTACAAAAATTTAAACGGGTCAAGGCAGACCTCTACAACTTCCGTTGTCCTATCTGTGGTGACTCTCAGAAGCACAAGAACAAGGCACGGGGGTATTTTTATCAGGTAAAGACGAACACTAATTTCAAGTGCCATAACTGTGGTGCTAGTTTGTCCTTTAATAATTTTTTAAAGCAGATAGATTCTACTCTTCATAAACAATATACTATGGAGAAGTTTAAGGATGGATTTACTGGTAAAGGATTTGTAGTAGAAGAACCTAAACTTGAATTTAAGAAACCAGTCTTTAAGTCTAAATTAGATTTACCAAGGGCATCAGAAATTCCTGCTGCCAAGAAATATCTTGAAAAGAGGAAGGTAGATTCTACTCAGTTTTACTATGCTGCTAAGTTTAAAGAGTGGGTAAATACTAAAAAACAAACGTTCGATTTTATCAAAAAAGATGAGAGTCGAATTATAATTCCGATGTATGATACAGAACGTAATCTTATTGGGTTTCAAGGCAGAAGTCTAATTCCTAATTCTGTTAAATATATCACAGTCATGTTGAATGAGGAGGCACCAAAAGTATATGGATTGGATAAAATCAATAAGGGAGAAATTGTCTACATCGTTGAAGGCCCTTTCGACTCAACCTTCGTTAGCAATAGTGTGGCTATGTGTGGGAGCGATAGTAGCTTGGAGTGTCTTGAAGGAAACAGCATTGTTTTTGTTTACGATAACGAACCACGTAATAAAGAAATTGTCGGGAGAATCGACAAATGTATCTCAAGAGGTCAGCGAGTAATCATTTGGCCTTCAATAATTGAAGATAAAGACATTAATGATATGGTACTTTCAGGACATGATATAATGTCAGTTCTGAAATCAAATACATATTCAGGATTAGAAGCACAAATTAAATTTAACAACTGGAAAAAGGTATGAGCAACGGCACCAAAGTTAAGAAGAGGAATGGCAGCATTGAGCCTCTTAACCTTGAAAAAATGCATGTTATGGTAGAGGAAGCATGTAAGGGACTTGCAGGAGTCTCTGCAAGTCAAGTAGAGATACAATCGGGGATACAGTTCTATGACGGAATTACTACGGAAGAAATACAGGAAATACTTATTCGCAGTGCTTCTGATCTTATCGATCTTGATCATCCTAACTACCAGTTCGTTGCTGCTAGGCTTCTTCTATTTGCTTTGAGAAAGCAGTTGTATGGACGTATGCATGAGACTCCATCTGTCATAGATCACGTACAAAGATGTGTGAATAGTGGTGTATATGATGGAGAAATATTACAACTCTATTCCCAAGAAGAGTTTGATAAGTTAGAATCCTTTATAGATCATGATCGTGACTATCTTTTTACTTATGCTGGATTACGACAAGTAGCAGATAAGTATTTGGTACAAGATAGAAGTACTAGTGAGGTATATGAAACCCCACAGTTCATGTATCTTTTGATATCTGCGACTATATTTTCTAAATATCCACAGGAGACAAGATTAGACTACGTTAAAAAGTATTATGACGCAATCAGCAAACACAGAATCAACATCCCAACCCCGATCATGGCGGGCGTACGGACCCCTATTCGTCAATACGCATCTTGTGTTTTGGTTGATATTGATGACACCCTCGATAGTATTTTTAGCTCTGACATGGCTATTGGCAAATACGTTGCACAGAGGGCTGGTATCGGTATTAACGCAGGGCGAATCAGAGGGATCAACAGTAGAATCCGTGGCGGCGAAGTACAACACACAGGAGTGGTCCCCTTTCTCAAAAAGTTTGAGTCAACTGTCAGGTGTTGCACTCAAAACGGGATCAGAGGCGGTTCAGCAACTGTCCACTTTCCTATCTGGCACCAAGAAATCAGAGACATCCTCGTCCTCAAAAACAACAAAGGAACAGA